CTCACGGCGACGCTGGAGTGCATTCGCACCGGCAAACTTCCCCGAGCGCGTTATGGCTTTGCGCACTGGGCGCAAGAAGGGGATCAAGCCAACGCACTGCGCAACCAGATTAACGCTAACAACGGCGAAATCGGCAGACTTCAAGCAGAAAACCAAAGCGAACAAGATTTATTGGCGAACTATTATTGGGAGTTAACTGAAGAAAACATTGCCATTTATCAAAGTAATATAAACAGCCGCGGCAATGAGATTGCATATTATTACACTGAGAACAACGATCTTCAAAATCAAATCAACAGCCTTGGTTCTCAAGGAGGCCCCGAAACATTTCACGTCAAGGGCCTAGCCCGCATCGAAGAAGCCGCCTACGCCAGTGTCACCAAATGCAACGTCCTTGACATAGCACTTCGTTTTCAGGCATATCGCAGGCTGAGCGGCCGCGCCAATGTCTACGGCAAAGATCAAGTCAACTACGGCCACAGCGCCTCCGACAACGGCGCCAAAGCACGCACCAGTATGTTTGCTCTCTGGTATCGCTTCGATAACAGCGGAGACTACGCTCGGCTGCCTTACATTTTTTGCTGCCGTGGTTTCAACGAACAAAACGTTTTTACCTACATCAAACTTATTTCTCGCAACGCTGGTGCTCGTTTTATCGAAGTCAAGCTTGAAGCAGTCGTCGATGCCTTTACTGAAATTCGCACCTTCCACACACGCGGTTATTGCTACCTCAACACTACGGCGCCGCTTGTCACACTCGGCACCGACCTAACCGAAAACGCTGGTCTAGAAGTTAATTTCAACGGTTCCATCTACCGAGATGGCGCCCGTGGTGACTACCCTCCTTTTAACAAGTCTCCGCTTAACACCACCGAATTTGACCTATTCAATTACGACGCATTTTCGCAAACCACTTTTTCATTTGATTCGTCTACGGAAGTACAAATTACTGCCGTAAGCGAACAACTCATAGAGCCATGGAGCGACTACAGCCCCAACCTGTACCGTGGACTGTCCACAATGGCCCTACATGTAGTGTCAGGCTCGGGTACGCAAGACCTACGCAGTGTCAGTGCCTATATCACTGAAGGTAAGCGGGTGCGCTTGATGCCTACCAGTTTGGATTACTTCGGCAATGAAGCTACAGGTGCCGCAGATGATTCCGCCATTGCTGCTTTTGCTGCCAGCGCCCCCAGCAACTCCACGTCTTTCGCTCCGGACATTTTCCTAGACACGGTGCTGGACGGCACCAACGGCATCGGCCGCTACGCCAGTCTGCATTCTGTTGACGTAATGCAACTGGCGCAAAGCAAGCGGTACTGCCAGCGCAACCGTCTATTTATGGATGGCGTGATTGCCGATGGCCGCCCTTGGCGCGAGTTCTGGGCGCAGGTGGCACCGTTCAGCCTGCTGGAACTCGGCAAAATTGGCGGCAAAGAAACCTTGGTGCCGGCACTGCCTTATGTCAAATCAACAGGAGCTATCACCCGCGCCATCTCAATCACGGCGTTATTCAACCAGGGCAACATCCTTGATGACAGCTTCAAAGAGGAGTTCATCGACTATGGCGCCAGCGTCCAAGATGTGATTGTCACGCTGATTTACCGCGACGTGGAGCGCAACGGCGTGTTCCCGCGTAACAACAGCGTAGAAATCAAACGCACCGACACCCAAGAAGCCAATGCTATCCGCGAAAGCTTGGACATTTCGCAGTTTGTCACCACCCGCGCTCAAGCCATCCTGCTAGGCAAGTACCTGTGCCAAGTGCGCCGTTTCAACCGTCGCGCCATTGAGTTCAAAACTTTCCCGACTGATATTTTTGTGATGCCCGGCAGCTATGTGTACGTCGAAACCAGCAACAACCAGTGGGATGGCATTTACACCGGGCGCATCGAGGACGGCGGCGTGTTGAATGTGCCAATTGCCAGCACCATCCCCAACGGCACCTACAACGTACTGACCTACGGCAGCAGCGACGGCACCCGCTCATTCACAGGCATCACCGTAACAGGCGGAGTAGCAGCCAGCCTCAGCCCACAGTCGGGCCAGTTGTTTGTGCTGGGGCAAGCAGTCCGCAGCAAACGCGTCTTTCGCGTCACCGAAGTCACCATGGAAGAGGAAGGCGAAACCACCGTTCGCGCTGTCGAACACCCCTGCGACACCAGCGGCAACTCGTTTATTGCGCAAGGCCTTGACACCTACGTCGCCGGACTATTTACCATAGACGGCGCAGCGGAGTAAACTGACAGCAAAGACTACTGGCGCAACGTAATGGGCTTCTACACCGGACGCAGCGGCAAGCTGTTCCTTTCTTCAATTCTCACTACTGCGCCTAACCCGAGCGAGGCTCAGTCGGTGCTGAAGATTCGCGACTGGTCACTGGAAACCACGCTGGAACTGCTGGAAACTACCACCATCGACACTGCCGTCAAGCGCTACACGCCTGGTATGGTCAGCTCCACAGGCTCGGCCACTGTGATGTACTACCGCACCGAGGCTGGTGACGTTGGCGTGCAGTTTGATCAACTGCTTAGCAAGGTGATGAAGACCAGTAATGATGGCGTCAGCGAGTCGGATCGCGTCGGCATGGTGCTTCGCGCTGGTGCTCAGCCAGGTGCGGGCGTCGACGTTAAGGATGACATTGCCTTCAACGCTTACATCACCAGCGCAGGCATCACGGTTGGCACTGGCGAGTTGACTAGCGTCTCGCTGCAATTCACCGTTGATGGAGCCTTCTTGGAGTTGATTGATTCGTGACATATTTTCTCGGCAACGTAGGCAACGTACGCCTGCGCCGTAATTCCGAAAACATCTTGAACGTTGTAGTCAAGGACGCAGATACGGTTACAAGCCTTAACCGCATTGGCATTGAAGGCGCTACTGAAAATTTGCTGACAGGTGACAGAGTAACAATATCAACAGACGATGCGCGAGGTATAGCCTTTTTCCCTGTTAATTCATGGGTAGATGGCGAAGGAGTTTCCCATCGCAGCTTTAGCCAATTCATTAACGTTAACGCTGCTGGTGGCATTAGGTTTTTTCCTACTTTTCAGGCAGCGGTTAACAATGTCAGGGCACAAGAATACACCATACAAAACTTTGGTGGCGGCCCTTTACCCCTGCAGATACAGGTTCGTGACGTCAGCGCCAATGTACTAGGTGATGTCACTTCTTATGAGTTCAATACCGACCGCGACGCCCTAGACACCACAGTGCTGAGCGACAAGTTCAAGCGCATGTACAGCGCTGGCTTGATTAGTGGCTCCGGCAAGATTGATTGCATCTTCAACAGCCAAACATCAGGCGTCAAAGAAACCCCGTTGCTGGCATTGCAACTGATTAACCGCGTTGACATCGGCAGCGAATTTGACTGCCTACTGTCCATTACTGACAGCGACAATGACCCTAGCCAGTTAGATATATTTTACGAGTTTACCGCAATGGTAACTCGTTCGGGATTGCAAGTATCAGCGTCGGAGCTAATTACTTGCAGTATTGATTTCGTCACCACTGGCGAAATTAAACTACTGGTTGGGCGCCCATCAGGTTACGTCCTCAAAGAAGACGATGACCGCATCGCCCTCAACCAAGACAACCTTGCCTTCCTGCTAACGGAAGTTGAGGATTAAACTAATCCCATAAGGTAACTCGACCATGGCCGACCAACGCATTTCGCAGCTCACGAAGCTTGCTCAGGGTGATGTCGCTGCCAATGACGTGCTGGCAATTGTTGACGTTGGTGCCAGTACCACCAAAAAAGTAGAAGCTAAAGACCTGTTCCAAGCTGGCGCCAATCTGGCCGACAGCGCCAGCATCGACCTGATCAAACTGAACCAGTCCAGCACCACCAAGCTGGGCACCACGGCGCTAGCTGACGACGCCGTTACAGCAGCAAAACTGGCAGACGACAGCAGCATTGCCTACGACTCAGTAGCGCCTAGCACCAATAACTTTGAAGGCCGTGGCTACGTCAACAGCACCAGCAAAAATCTGCAGGTGTGGGACGGCAGCGCCTTCCATCAGGTGGTGGCACCTACCGCTGGCATCGGCGACCTGCAGGTGACGACAGGCAAGCTGGCTAACAACGCCGTCACCACAGCCAAGGTAGATGCTGCTGGACTAGCAGCCGCAGCACTGGCAACTGATTCCGTTATCACTGCCAAGATCCAAGACCTTGCCGTTACTACTGGCAAACTTGCGGCGCTGTCTGTCACAACAGCCAAGATTGCCGCTGATGCCGTCACAGCAGATGAACTGGCAAGCAATGCGGTCGTCACGGCATCCATCGTTGACGCCAATGTCACCGAGGCAAAGCTAGCGACTGGCGCAGTCACGGAAGCCAAAATCGGCACTGCCGCTGTAACCGTTACCAAAGTTGCCGACGCCAGCCTTACTTACGCCAAGCTCAACCTTGCCGACGCAAGTATCCCTGGCGC